TCTATACTCATAACTTAGAAAAAAATATTAGTCATTTGGACGAACTACTCCAAGAATAATGAAAATATTAAATCTTCGGGAACTCTATATCTATCCAATCTATTTGTTCCACTTCCAACATCTTTTGAAACATCTGAAAAATGTTTTAATTTTTTTTCTCCAATTGTATGAACATCCTTGGAAACATTTAATTTATGTTGTTTTGTATTTTCCACCATATTTCCACAAGAACCACTTCCATCACATAACAAATTATTAAAATCTTTTTTATTAGTCCATATACGAGTTCTTTTTTTATATCCCCAGTTTGAATACATACAGTAATCTACATCATAAAAACGAATATCTTTCATAAATGATCTATTTTTTAAATTACCAGTTTGGGGATTTTCTACAAACCATAAATGTGGATTAAAATATTCAATGATTTCAAATGTTTTTTTTACCAATATATCTGCTTCATCTTGTTCTTTTTCATTTTGTTCTTTTGTATAAATGATCCCATTTTTTAATTTTTTACCAAACCAACATTTCTTCAAACGAGAATAATTAGTGCAAGGTGGTGAACCCCATACAATATCAAAATGATCTTTTGGATATTGTTTATAATCAAACTCCATTATGTCTACTTGATGATCCGCAGGAAGAATCATATCTACTGATATACTTTCCCACCCAAGTTCATCACAACACTTTCCAACGGATTTTGTTCCGCTGAACAATTCTAAAACTCTCATTACTTAAAAAAAGATTTTAATATTTTAAAACTTACACATTAAAGATAGTAAACTCTCCATTTTCTAGATTTGCAACACGAAGATACTCACAGAAGTTCCGCATAGTATCTACCTGAGTATGAATACTATCAAACTTCACGTGAACTTCAATACCACGAACTCCAACACGACCACCAGTTAATCTTGTAGCATTAAAGAAGAATGCTCCACGAAGATCTACATCTTGTTCATTCCCTTCAAAAGTAATGTCAGAATCTAAACCACCACCACCAGAATTATATTCATCGCGGGTGACGAAAATAACTCCTTCCGTATCTTGTAAGAGATTAAATAATCTTGCCGAGTTAGTAATGTTGGATGAGAACTCAAATTTATCATTGTATCGTAGATTGTATGATAATGCTTCAACTTTATTAAGATTAGCTCCTGCTCCACCAACATCAGAACCTTCTGCGGTGACACCTTGGGTAAGAATATCTTCATTCGCACGTGGAATATTAAACATAGTAATTACCTTATTGACTTGACGACTCGCCATACCAATATTCCTTACAAGATCAGTTTGTAGTGATGCTTGGCTGACGGATGTAGAAATCATACGATGGTCTGTGAAAGAAAATGACATACTTTTATTTTGTTCCGCATATCTCGCCATTTCATCCCCCGAACCATAAAAGATGTAATCAGCACAGAATTTTAATTCATTCTGGTCTATGTTGAATGAAGCATCAGCCGCACCAGTAATCTTTACTATACGATTTTTCTGTGGGGGTCTAAATGTAAGTTCAATATTAATTGGTTCCGTAATCATATATAAAGGAAGTTGATGAACCTTCAAGAAGGGGAATAGATCACTTAAATCAATCGCGAAACTTGGAGATTTGAGTGGAGCTCCGCCATCCATAAGAGCGAAAGGAAGCATCTTCATATCAGTCCCATCTAAATTACGACCCACTTCAAGACCATAAGTATTTGCTAATTCTTCTTCACCTTCATCATAGATAAATGCGTGATTCATACATCTTCCAGTTGTGTATAATTCCCTTTCTACATTATTCTCATTGGATATATGAGCAGATTTTAATGCGTGAAGATAATCCCAATCAGAGATTTCATTAATTACTTTATTACCGACTTTCAGAACTGCCTTTTTAATCACCGAACCAATCCCAATATTTACAGGAAGCATTGCTCGTGTGACTCCGGCTGGCGGAGTAAGACTTACAAATAATTTTGAGTGAGAATGTAAAAATCCTTTGTTCTGAAGAGTGAAACGACAGAAACCATCTGTTGTTATTCCCGAACCTTCATTAAATACAACAGGATCAAGAAGATCGGTCTCTATTTGCTGTAAATAGTTCACAGGAACTTTACCAAGACGAAGAAAATCAGGAACTTGCTCTGGTTGCTGTTGGACTTCCATATTTATGATATATTTCAACATAAATTATGGATTTATAAAAAACTTAAAAATAAAATTATAGAAATTAAAAAAATATCTCCTTACTGCATTAACTGGATTCCGTTCGGTCCCCAGAGTAAAGTTGCTCGTGCTTTTACGTAAATGAAAACAGAGATGGGATTATCACTCGTAAGGTCAGTTTCAAGTGAACATCCCCATTGCTGGTTAGAGAAGTCTTGTCCCGAGTTATATTGGCTGTATTTCATACCAATACCAAATAACGCTCCGCCATCAGGAAGATCTATATAAGAGTTCGCGGCCGCCAACATATTGTATCGGCGATTATTATTCTGAGAAGATACAGAACTTCTATCTGTCATATATTCAGGGATTACCGAATCTACAAAGTGTTTTAATAGTTCAGGATCAGGAACAAGTGTATTGGAATCTTTATCAATGTTAGTAACAATATCATATTCAAGTGGATATTTGACACCACCACGAAGGAACTGAACTCGTTTAAAGTGTGCGATGTTCCCATTTGCAAGTGATGGATAAGTCGTAGCATTTCCATTTGCCGTGATTGTATTGATATTTGCCGAAGGACAAAAGTTCATAAATACACTCTGAACCGCTTTCAATCCAAGATTAAACTGTATCTGAGCGTTTGTGCTGTTAATAGATGTATACAGTGTTTGAATTGTATTGAATGATAATGAACCCTGTGTTTGTGAAGCCATTCTCGCCATTTCTTCTGCAGGAACATCACTTACTTCAAATGTAAGTTCAAGATTTTCAAGAACATAATGAGCATCAAGTATATCGGTAGTTTCAGCAGTGCGAGAGAAAAGTGCATTTTGATCGGGTGAAAGATGGATTTCAATTTGTATCCCCCCAAAACTCTGATCCATTAAATTAATCATATTACCACTTCGGAGAAATCCAGTCGGGAGATAACAAGAGAACTCATTCACTTTACTATCACTCGCATTTCCAACCATCACAGTTTCAAAAAACGCATCAGAGTTCGGCATAATGAGATTTGCTTCTCCCATATGACCCATAAGGTCTTGTTTAGATGAACCAAGTCCCAAGTATGAACTTAAATATCTTGGGTAATGGCGGATATGTTCACAGATTTGTTTTGATTTATTATGACGAATAATTACTTGATCCCAAAGATTGTAAATACCAAGACGATTATCCATAGTGACTTGGTTCGCATCCGCCGATAAAATCGGTGTGGGACTAGCAAGATTATCTTTGTAAAATCTTGCCTGTCCTGCAATACGGATGGACTCAGGATTTAAAATACCGTTCTGTGCTTGAATTGTAAAAGAAAGGACTGGGAAACCATTTTTAAAGGAAATTTTACCATCGCTGGGAATATTATCAGGACGAATAGAAACATAACGTGAAGTCATTTTATAAAATTATATTTATAAAAAATCAAATAAAAAAATAAATAAAAAAAGTATGGATGAATATGATAAATTTATCATAGTTTTTTGTTTGTTATATATCTTCGGTTGGTATAAATTATATCAATGGATGAGTTAATTGATGGTGGATTTATTTATTATTTTACGATTACTATTTTATCACATATTTATATCATATATAAATACGCAAATACAATCAAACAATAACTTCAACAGCACCACTTCCCCGCATCACTAAACGACGAACGTGGAATACAAACGAGTTGATTATCTTGTTTTTAGTCGGAGCCGTTGTTTCTTCATATTTTAGTAATACAGATAGATCTTTGTCTCGTAAATCCATCGCACCTTGCTGAGTTGCAAATCCACGACCGAGATTCCAGTTTTCAAGATACTTACGGAACGACCTTGGAACAACACCAGCATTGTCAAGAGTTTTTTCTAACTCGTAAAGATGGAATGCATCAATGGATTCACGTGTCGCACATTTTTTAGTTGAAATCGGTCTTGAAGGAACTAATTTTCCATTTATCTGGTACTGAACCGATGAGAGTTCATCGCAAATACCAACTAAACCGGAACGATTGGAATTAAGTTTCGTATCCATAGCATCTTCAGTTACCTTGTATGTTTCACTTGCCGATATAAGTTGAGCGGATGTATAAATAGAACTATCACACGGTTGAACTACAAGTGATTTTGCTCGGGAGTTCTGGGCGTGAATTAAAAACGATGTTTGTCTATCTGATGCAAGTAAAGAGTTTTTGTAATTGGTGACTGAATGTATATCAAATTCAATTGCTTTTCCTTCACGTGCTTTTTGTAGCATCCCCGCCATATAACTTGGATCAAGTTTTACTTCGTGAACAACTAAGTTGAAATTAGATACTGTATACTCAGCAGGATACGATGTAGCATCACAAACCGCCGTAGAATATAAGACCCATTCACCTGATACAATATTTTCACCAGTAGTGTTGGTTCTTGAATTACCAAATAAGACTTCTACGAATCCATTACTACTCGCATTAATTTCAGTAATCGTTAAAGCACCAGAGAAAGTTGCTTTTGTTCCATCAGCAACTTTCATAAGACCAACTGTTTCACCCACAACAAATGGAACACGATTGACTTCATTACCATCGCCGACATTGGAAAGATTATTATCAGCCGCCAAGTATAGTTCCTGAGTTGCCGAACCATTCACCCAATCAGAAGCCATCGCACCCGAACCAGTTTCAAGGATTTGTCCGTAGAAAGGATTAGATTTCAATCGGCGTGAATCAACTGCCGTATCTAATTGTTTAATAACTCGTGCGGCTGGTTGTAAATCAAACTCCATATAAAGACCATTTGACATCGCAACTGGGAAAATAGATCCTGAGAATACACCAGTATGAAGCGGGACACAACATTTTACAGTAAGGAAGTCCGCATCCGTAAGAGCAGAATCTTTACCAGCACCTTCGGGGAAGTATGGATTTTTAATTGTATCGGTGTATGCAGATTTACTTGTTCCCTTGGTTGAACGATTGGGAATAGAGAATGTAGTTCCACCTTCTTCTAATGCACGTAAGTTCCTTTTAGAATTATCAGTATCATAATCATAACGTAGACATACAAGGTTAGAATATTCATTGAGTTCTTCAATTAGATTACCACGAGTTCCATCATAAATACGAATGTTTTTGAAAATTACTCCTGCACCTGCTTCATCTAATTGAAGAAGTGTGGGAGTTCCACCAGCAGTAATCGCCGATAGTTTAATATCAAATTCAAGATACGAGTTTTTACCATCCATCATCTGAACTGTTGGTGGAACGAATAGAGTAATCTTCTGTCCCGAAGTATATGATAAACCATTCTCACTTGGGATTTGAACTTTCTCTTCGCCAATTTGAGTGACATTGTCTACGCTCCAATAGTTAGTCGCCATTTTTATGATAAATAAGTATATTTTATTTTGATTTTAAAATTGTTAAAAATTTTTAAAAAATAATATATCATAATGGAAGATATTGTGTTAGAAGAACAAGAAGAAAACAAAGATTTATCTCGTTGGACGACTGAAGCAGAAGACCTTCTTGCTGATTGGTCTGAAAAGGCTTCTTGTTATAGATGGTTACACGATAGATGTGAAAAAAAATATCGTAGAAGATATTATGGATTTTCTATTCCAGTCATTATACTTTCTACTTTAACAGGAGCAGCGAATGTTGGATTATCATCATATATTCCCGAAGAATCACAAACAACCGCCCAAGCAATTGTCGGTGGTGTGAATATTTTTGCAGGTATACTTGGAACTTTACAAAACTTTTTAAGAGTCGCCGAACAAATGGAAAATCATCGTGTATCAGGTATTGCGTGGAGTAAATTACAAAGAGCCATTCAAATTGAATTATCTCTTGATTGTAGCAGAAGATCTCCTTGCCACGATTTTTTAAATATCAGTAGAGCAGAATATGATAGATTAATAGAACAATCACCTTTAATCTCTGATGAAGTGATACAATTATTCAAAGTAAGGTTTAAAGATTATGATGTTTCAAAACCGAGTATATGCAACGGATTAGATAAAATAGTTATTTTTAGATGTGGAGAGAAAAAATGTGAAAAAGAACAAAAAGTTGAAGAAGAAGTTGAAGAACCATAATAATTTTCTAATTTGTTATAAATGATAAATATTTTTGTAATTAATATATCAGATGAAAGATGGGAAAGATACAAAGATGATGAACGATTCACAAGGTGGAAAGGGATTGATGGACGACAGTTGGATATGGACTTCATTAACCAAGAGTATATCACTATGTGGAACGCTAATGAATCACATAAAAGATCTGTCGCGGGATGTAGTGAATCACATTTATCGTTATTACGATACATCTATGAAAATAAAATAGATGATGTTTTAATTGTTGAAGATGATACAATAGTTGATTTTAATCGTTTATCACAAGTAAAAGATATTAAGGAGTTTTGTTATTTGGGTGGAAGGTTTCAGAGTCCAACCTTAAAAAAAAAGTTATGTAGAGAAAATATATCAGTACAAGATGGATTAAATAATATAGATACTAATCATTTTACAATAACTGGCGGACACGCTTATTTTATACCAACTTTTGATATTGCTGAGAGTTTATATATTAATATTATGAGTAGATCAAAACGAAGAGCAATTGATGCTGAGTTTCGTAGATTACAAAAAGGTGGTAAAATAAAAAAGTTCATTTATCCTGCAATTGTTGAATTACATCTTCCAACTGCTATGAATGGTTTCACTTATAATGCTTCATCTAATTATAAATTAAAAGATACAAATAAGTTTTATTAATTGGGTTTTTGAAATCTTTTCCAATGTTTTTCTTGAGATATATGTGATTCGTGTTTTTTCTCATATCCCATTTTGGGAACAACGTGTTCAAATGATAATTCGGGATGTTTATTAATGAACTTTGAAATATAATTATCAAAATGAACTAACCTTTTACCTTGAATATCTTTTTTTAAACTGCAAATTACATCCTTTGAAAAATAAACCGCTTGTATTCCCGTAATAATATTATGTGGCGGTTTATTTGTTAATTTTCCATTACGATAAACACTCCAAACAATATCTTTTGTTAAATCAATATCTAAGGGATTTTTTGTAAATCTTACATCATCTTCTAAGTAGTATAAATCTTCATCGTAGTTTTCAATGAGTTTTTTAAAACCTTCCATAACTACTTGATTATATTTCAAATTATTTTCTCCAATTTTAAAACCACAAAAAACATCAGCATCAATATTCCACTGATCTTTTAAAACTTGTTTTGTTTCTTCGGCAAATGGTAAATTATCTTTGTATGTTAAAATTACAAACTTTGGAGATTTTTTTGAATGTAAATTTTGTATAAAATCTTTCATTCTTTTTTCTCTATATCCAACACCTGCAAAATGACAACAAAAATCTCCTTGTCTCCATCTATTATCATCGCTATGTAACCAAGTATGACAATATTTTGAGAAACTTTGTAATGTTCTAAAAGGTAATACGTTTATATTTTTTGAACCTTCATCTGTATTTAAATAATTTTGAATTATTTGCTGTTCCCACGGAAGTTTTGTTTTATATACAGATGTATGTGATGTTTCAATCAAATTATTTAAAATATCTAATGAACTTTTATGGAAAATGATAAAACCGCCATTAATTTTTATCATTATTTTTAATTCTCTTTCTCTTTGAATTGTTATTGGTTTTTCATCAGTAATAAAATCTGTAATTGGTTTATTATAATCATAATCATTATTTTCAAATATCTTTTTGGGTAAATAACAAGTATTCCACGATGGATGATGTTCAGGACAAAGTGTTTTACTTTCAGTTATAAAATCATAATTATGTTTCTCACAATATGATTTCATAATTGGAAATGATAAATGTTGAATAGATCTATCACTAAAAGAAATAATGCAAATTTTCATTTACTATAAAAAAATATTTAATATTCGTCATCCGAACTTGAACTTTCTTCTTCACTTGACGAATCATTGAGTTGTTGTGCGAGAAGTTTCAAAAGTTTTTTCTTATCTTTTTTAGATGATGTTTTCTTTTTCTTTTTCTTTTTTGAAGCGAGTTCTGTATGTATATGTTCTGTTTTTAAATCATTAATTTTAGTTTTTAGTTCACTAATAAGATCATCTTTGTCTCTGATTTTTTGTTCTAACCTTCTACAACTCATATTATATTTACTGAGATTATCACTTAATCGTTCTATTTGTGATTGATATGTTTCTAAATTGTTGTTTTCAATATATTCTTGATTCCATTTTTTTGCAAGTTCATTGATGTTTGAATTACATTGCGGACACGTAAATCTTGTATGACCTTTAAATTTTTCATCTAATATTGCGAGTTGTTTTTTTAAAACTTTGATTTGATTGATGAGTTGTTTTTCTCTTACATAATCAGTTGTTTGTATCATACTTAATAAATGATTTATTTCTTTTGAATAATGTTTTAGTTCAGGACATTTAATTAAATCATTAAAAAATTGTTTCGTAGTTTTTAACTTATAATAATGTTTTTGAGTTTGTTTGGATAATTCTTCATCGTATGCATAATTACCTTCTTCAAAACTTTGTAAAAACTTAAAGGAAAGTTGTTTGATTTCATCTTCATTAAACATTTTACTATTGTATAGAAAATAATTCTTTAAATATTTGTTTAATTTTCTAGATAATAAAATAATTAGAATAATTCTAACGAAAAGACCAATTTTACTAACGAAAAAGGGTGGTTCACCGTAATAAATTAGTAATGAGAATTGCAAATTAGACATACACGATTGCGTAATAAAATGTAAAAAACACGAGTTTTTTTAGAGCAAAGAGAAATTACTAATATCCCTGAAACTGTGTATATCGCCGTTCAACATTGGGGTGTATATATATATATAGTATTTTTCAAAATCTCATCTAGTCAACACGCTTAAGTAAAAGAAACATAAAGTATTTGAAATTAGTAATTTTTTGACTCTTTTTTTCGCTCTGAAATATTTTTAATGAGAAAAGTCTATTACGGTAGTCCGCTCTGAAACATTTCAAAAAATGGATTACTAATCTATTACGGTGAGAAAAAATAATTTTACTAATTTGGTCTTTTTTTTACTAATATGGCTCATTTTTTTACTAATCTGGCTCATTTTTTAATAATGAGATTTATTTCTTCTTTTTCTTAACTTTTTTCATCCCTTCAAATATCTCGTGTGGTTTAATGTTTGGATCATACTTCGGCGGTAATATGATTAATTGTGTTCGTTTATAACTCGGAGTTTCAGGATTCATCGGTTTTATTTTTTTTGTTTTTACCATTTTTATATAATTTTTTAATATTTTAATTTTTTTATACATATTTATCATAAAATGTCATTGGTAGTATGTTCTAATTTAGAAAGTGATGCGACAACTGTTGGAAGAGATCAATCTATATTTAAACCTTACTCATTTAGAAATGCTTTATCATCTACAATGACTTTACCGAAAAACTGTCAAGTTGCACTTGAATCGGTAAAATACAATCTTGATGGAACGATTGCTATCGGTAGAAACTCATACATTGCATATTTTTACTTTGGAGAAGATTTGGACGCAACAGAAGATATGGATTATTCAACCGCATATCCCATCCGTTTCCCACTTGTAGATATTCCACCCAATCAAGTAAAAGAATTATCATTTACAGATGTTGTTAGAGAAATTCAAAGTCAATTAAATAAGTTTGTCTTCCATCCAAATCTAAGAGATTTAGTGACTTGTTCTGTAAAAACAGATCCAACAAGTGGTGATTTACAAGGAATCACAATTAATTTTGATCAGTATAGTGGTTCAACGTCTACTGTTCCCACAACAACAAAAGAGTTTGGTAATCCCGCCTTAATTGGTGAAAATGCTGGTTGGTCTTATGAAAATGGTTCATTTACAACAAATGGAGATAGTATAGATCAAGATACTCCTGCGGTTGCTTTACTATCTGATAAACCCATCTCATTAAATGATGGAGAACTAATTGTAGATTTTAGTAGTCCGAATGATGCAAATGTAGAATGGAGAGTTGGTTTATCTCGGTATGTCAATAGAGAAGATAATTCGTATGACATTGGATTTTGGCCGATGTTTATGAGTGATTTTGGTTCTCGTGAAGAACTGGAAGGACCACAACCCGGGAACACAAAAGAAAGTGGATTAATGTTTGCAGATTATCTTGTTTGTCGTGTCGGTACTGAACTAAAAGTATGTCATACATCGGGTAATTCAACTTATGCGGATACTCCCACTTGGTTAGATGTTGTAATGGGTAATTCAGCAGTTCCTGATAATTACAATTTATCCACAAATGCTTCATCATTTACGAAAGTCAAGTTTACTTGTTCTGGACAAAGAATTAAAATAGAAATGTTAGAAGCAGATGACACTGCTCACGTCTTATATGATTATGATTCTACTTATGCAGATAATGAGATTTTAAAACCCATTAATCAATCGTGTTGGACGATGTATCCAGTATTAAGTATAGAAAGAGATGCAACAGTTAACGGACATACTCTTGTTGTAGAAGATTTTATTGGTTGTGATAATATATCTAATCATAATATTGAAGATGTAAACAACTCTTGGTATCAAAGTGTTCAGGGAGATGATGAACCTTATGGTGATTCTGGAGCAGTAAGAGAATTAGAAACACGTCCTTGGAATGACGAACAAGAAGCCAAAGCAACATACAATATACAAGCAGATATCAATGGAAGTGGTGCGATTGATTTAAGTGCAAAATTAATCACACAACAATCAGATCAATATACTCCAACCTTCGGAGCGAATTCAAAATCTTTACTTGGATTCCCAAAATCTATAATGTCAGGAGTTTATCAAGCAAGTCCCACAAGTAGACTAAGGATTGAATCAACAGATACACCTGAAATGTTATCTACAAGAACAATGTTTGTAAGATTAGAAAACTTCACACAAGAAGCATCAAATGCACGTCAGGGAAATAGAAGTAAAATCATCGCCCACCTTCCAAGAGAAACGGCAAACAATAAACGTATTTTCCATCAACCTGCGGAACGTGTATATCTTGATTTGAATAATTCAGAACCATTACAAGTTAATTCATTTGATGTATCATTTTGTTATAGCAACGAACAATATGCAACAAATCTTGCAGGACAATCAGTCGTTGTATTACATTTTAAAGAGAAAAGTTCTTAACTTTTATTTAATTTAATTATCTTTTATTAAAGTTTTTTATAATTAAAATTAATCTATTGATTAGTTTATAGATGGAAGGACTACCCCAAGAATTACAATTTGAATTAAAAGATGAAAATGAACTATTACATAATATGGAAAAAAACTCAGAAGAACCAGCTATAGATATGGAAATCATTGAAGAACCAGAAGAAGTTCCTGATGTAGTAGAGTTAGATGTTCCTGAAATAAAAAAAGAACCAATTAAAACAGAAGATATATTTTTAACACCAGAAGTTCCCAAACCACCTGAACCAGTAAAACCAGTAAAGTTAAATAAAAACGGACAACCAAGAAAAAAAAGAGTATACACAGAAGAGCAAAAAAATGCAATGCGAGAAAGAATGAAACTTGCTCGGCAACAAAGGGGAAAAAATACAGAAGCAAAAAAACAAAAAAAAGCAAATGAAAAAAAACATAAAGAACTGAAAGAAAAAACTATGGAACAAGAGATTGAAGAGATGGAACAAAAATTAAATAAAAAAAACAACCCGCAACCAGCACCAGAACCCAAACAATCATTTACAAAACAAGACTTGGAAGACGCTCAACTCAATGCAATTGTTGAATATGAGAAAATTAGAAAACAAAGGAAACAAAAGAAAAAACAAGAACAATTAATCGCCCAAGAAAAAGAAGCATTGAAAAATCTCGTAAAGAGAGAAATGAATCAAAGTTGGGAAGCCACCGCAGGAAGATTTTCTAGTTGTTATTAAATATGTTTCATAAATATAAAAAAAATAAATATAATTATAATAATATGGATAAAAAATCTGTTCCCACCATTTTAAAAGTGAAGGATTTTGATGGCGATGAGCGTTTTCAAGATATACATCCGAACCTTCCGCAAATGCCGAGTTTAACATTAATCATCGGTTCAATAAAATCAGGGAAGTCAAATCTTATCATTAATCTTCTTTGTAATCCCCAGTTTTACTTGGATAAATTTGATATTGTAAGAGTATTATCATCAACTCTGCATATGGATAATAAAATGAAAATATTAAATAAACATTTTGATTGTGATGATCATTATGAAGATAGATTTATAGATGAGATAGTTGCTTCCCAAGGTGAGTTTGAAAAAGATGATCCACTTCGTCCAAAATATTGTTTAGTATTAGACGACATATTAACTGCAGATTTTATCAAACGAAGTAATAAATTATCATTTTTCTCAACACGTATGAGACACTACTTAGATATGATGATTATTTCAAGTCAATCACTGAATCATATTCCGCCATTGATTCGTGCTCAGGTAAGAGATTTAGTGATAGCCAAACAGCAAAACCACAAAGAAGTCGTTAAACTCCAAGAACAGTTTGGTGGACTATTGGGAGAAAATGGAGATAAAAAGTTTATTGAATTATACAATCAAGTTCATAAAGAACCATATCAAATGATGTATATGAAATTATCAGAAAATCCGATACACGTTTATCGTAATTTTACAGAGAGAATATTTTAATATCTTTTTACTAATATATTTTTTTATAATTATTTTATTATAAAATGGATTTATACGCTAAGGATGCAGGAGCAATTCAAAGTGGAAATATGAGAACTCAGGCACAACAAAGACTTGGTGAAGCAATCTCAATGCATAATTCTGAACTTGCAGGACAATTGAAACTAGAAAAAGGACAACTCGCACAGCAACAAACCGAACAAGCGATACAAGGAATTATGAGTGGATATATGGATGTTCGTGGATTTCAAAATGGTTTAAAAGAATATAAAACTTGGAGTCAAGCAAGAGCAAACAAAGCGTCGGCGTTAAAAGATTTAACATCCGGTCCTGCACAACAAGGCGAAGTTCGTGTGGGTGATGAGAATACACCACCCGAAGTAGAAGCACGTCCCAATACAACATCTGAACCAAATCCAACAGCAACTCCCGAAGGTTCGCCTGCTCAGGGAACTGCGGATGTCAATCCATCAGCAGAAGAACATACTGCAATTACAGCAGGTAAACAAGGCGAAGGTGAATCTGGTTCATTATTACAGAAGGGAATGTCAAAAATTGGATTAACTGAAGAAGGTGTTGAGAAACTTGGTAAAGGTGTCGGTGCTTTGGGTTCGGCGGCTGTGGCTGGGATTGATATTTATCAAGATATTAAAAAAGGTAAACTCGGAGATAATGGTTGGGAAGATGTCGGACAAGTCGGACAGATTGGCGGTGCAATTGCGGATACTGTCGGAGCGGTTTTTCCTCCAGCTGCTCTTGTCGGAGCAGGATTATCATTAGTTGGTGGAATATTTGATGATATTGGTGAAGCAATAGAATCATCTAAAAAGAAAAAAGAAGCACAAGAAGCACAGGAACAACAGCAGGAACAAACAGTCGCACCACCAGTGGTTCAACAAGCACAAGTCGCAGCCGCCCCAAGAGCAGTGAGTTAAATGATTACTTTTTTTAAGATATATTTTTTAATATTCAATTTTGATATATATGTCTTCTCTTCCAAAACAAAAAAATCACCAGATTTTAATTGACCTTTCATTGTCATTAAAACAATTACAAGTTGATATGGATAAGATGAAAACAGATATATCACAAATTAAAAATGATATAAGAGTAAAAAAAATTCAAGATATGGTTGAACCAAAAGTAAATACAACGAAAGAAGAAGAATATAGTGGCGGATGGAGATTATGGTGAGTTAATCTAACAAAATGATGTCTTTTGGTAAATTAATTTTATAGCATACATAACAACAATAGTAAGATAATTTATTATATATCTTTTTTTTACCATCAACGATTTTATAAAAGAATATTTTTTTTGTTGGAAGGATTACTTGTAGATTATCATCAAACATCTCTTTCATATATTTAGTTTGTAATGATAAAGTTGGTAATATACATATAAAAGGTTTATCTAATTCTTTCAATCTCAATAAAACATCTCGTTTAATTGAAAATGGCGGATTTGTTATTACTATATCATATTCTGGTGCATTTTCAAAGAAATCACCAGTATTCGTTATAACCGTTTTACATATAGATTGTAAATATTCTACACCTTCATATTTACCATTACTAAATGATTCCCATACAACTTTATCTTTTGGTATATATTTTTCTATTCTTTCCCAATCTTGTTTTAATGTATAAAATTCATCATCTTTATATTTTCCTTGATGTTTATTAACAAATAACGCCATATTATATACTAATATATTTTGGAAAAAAATATTTCAATTTTTACTCAATAGTATGGGATACTGAATATTAATGAACTCATTATGTTCTAACTCATCTAATTGTTCTTTTGTAAGATCTAATTTATTTGGATTATTCATATTTTGAAAAGGTTGATTAATCTGATACATTCTGTATCGTAAATGATCTTTATTTTCTGGTTTTGCATCAGGGATTTTAGTTCCTTTATGTATACTATTTTCATACTGTGAGTTATCAAATATTTTATCGGTATATTGAAATCCAATTGAATCAAATATATCTCTCAAAACTTTAAAATTATCATCAAACATATCTTCATATTTAAGACAATAAATATCTTTTCTTGGAGTTATGATATATTTTGAAAAGTTTTTTATGGTTTTGATATATTGTTGTATACTATGATAATTTGTCAAATTATAATTTAATCTTTTATTAAGTGAAGAAAAGACATATCTTGGATCTCTTACAATGAATATTTTAATGTAATCATCATACTTGGATGTAAAAAAAGAATCCAA